TTAAGAATAATCCTCCTGCTGTCGCCGACTATGCTTAACGTTTAAAAAAGCATCAGCACTCTCGCAACGCACTCTTATTTTCCCCTTTAGAATACCGGAGGCCTGGTATGAGCAACCAAGGCGAATACCCTCGCTGTCTTTAAGCAGACGGATGGCAAACAGGCTGTTGTTGTTCATCATGAACTTCGCGCCAGTGCGGTGTGCCTTACGCAGCGTGTAAATCAGTTTGATAATGGCGTCTGCGGTCACCGCGGTCGCTTCGCCGGATACAATATGCTGAAGTTTGCCGAACGCCCGGACCTTGTCGGTTTCATCAGTGGATTCATACGCCAGGAACCCTTTCGGCTTCTTGGTGCCATCGCCTGAGGTAAAGGCAATTTCTTCCTGTTCGGCAAATTCGGTTGCCAGCTCGCTGTTGATCCAGGCCTCCACGTTGAAGAAGGCATCGTCCAGCATTTTCTGGGTAGCCTGCGGGTTGCCGTAAATTTCCCCCATGAGAGGTTCAATCAGCTCCAGTCTGGAGGTGGCAGTCTGGGATCGCGTATCCGTTTCCCCCACCCATCCGGAAGCCGTACCGCCCAGATTCACCAGTTTTTTGTAGTCGGAACCGCCAACGGTGATCACCGTGGCTTCCTGACGCATCACCACTTCATCTTTCAGCAGGTTAAGAATGTTGCGATCCAGTTCTTCCGGCACGGCGTAGCCACCGTCTTCATCGGTACCCACCTGCAATGCCTTACGCTCCAGATCGCGCAGACCGTCTTCACGGCCTTTACGCAGGAAGCCCACAAACGCCTCTTTATGCTCGGTGGCCAGTTTATTTTGCGCTCCACCAGCCGGACGTTTCAGCTCAAGCAGCTCTTTTTCAAGGTCGCTTTTGAGATTTTCCAGCTCGCTGAGTTTCCCGTTCAGGGTTTCCACCTGCCCGGCAAGCTTGCCTTTTTCCTGCTCAATCGCATCCACGCGCTTGTCGTTCTTTGCTTTGAAGTCGTCAAACTTCTGCTGCAGCTCCTGCGCGACCTGTTCGACATCTTTAATATCAACCGCCATCGTATTTCTCCTGATTAGAAGTTCAGATTTTTCAGTGCATTCAGTGCAGAGCCCACATCCTCAGCGTCGCGCAGGGACAGTGCGCTATAGCCCCCGGCCATGAATGCTTTGGCCTGGGTGCGGGAGAGTCCGACATCACGCAGGACTCTTTCGATTTTTTTCTGTTCGGGGAGAGGAAGCTCTTCTTCAGCGAACCACTCCGGTGGCTCAACACCTTTGATGGGCGTAAAAACAGGTTCATCTTTGTTCAGGGCTCGCTTGCCGGGGTTTCCGGCCAGCGCCTTGCGCGCCGTTGGCTTAGGGCGACGCCCGGAACGCCCCGCCGTTCCAGCCATATGCGGCACTCCTGGTTAAATTTCATTTTTCGCGGGTATAAAAAAACGATGGGGCGGGCAGTCCTGAAGACGTCAGGCCGCAGAGATTTGACCCGCCCCTCCCCTCAGACAGTTGAGAATTATTATCACTTAAGCCGTTCACGGGCCGTCTTCGCCTTATGACACGGCCAGCACAGACTCTGCAGATTACAGTCGGCATCAGTGCCGCCATGCGCTTTAGGGATGATGTGGTCAACAGTTTTCGCCTCACGCACCACACCAGCGCGCAGACATAACTGACATAAACCTTTGTCACGTTTCAGCACACGCGCGCGGATAACGTCCCACTTCGAACCGTAGCCGCGCTGATGACGGGATTGTCCTGGCTTGTATTGCTTCCAGCCTTCGCTTTTGTGGCTTTCGCAATAACCTGACGGGTCAGTGGTGGTACGGCGGCACCCGCGAACACGGCAGGCTTTTGGAGTTCGTGGTGGCATTGAAGAAAACTCTTTGTAATAAGCATAAAAACCCCATATTGAATGGGGCTTGATGAATTACTGTCCTAAAGCACTTTTTGCCAATATTGAAGCAATTGAAGCAAACGTCGGATTTTCCAATAGCTTTTGCCAAAGGCTTTTAACCTCTGGATCATTGCAATGCTCTATAGCATCATGTAGTTGTTGAATGGTTATATTCTTTGTGATCGAATTGTCATTACCGGCTTGAAAATCACCACCAGCATTAATAGCACCGTTAAACGTCAAATGGGTCGTAATCTGCTTCGGCTTCTCTTTTACATCCAATGCATTCACTATCAATACCGCCAAATGTGAGTAGCCAGGGCAACCAGCCTCGAGACTAATTTGCACCTCGTAATCAAGCACTTCAAATAGTCTTTCCCTGTCGACCATTTTTTGCACAATGATATCGCCGATATTAAATGGACATAAGTCACTTTCAATAGGAATATACAATCGACCTTTAGATGAGTCACGTTGACCATAATAGGTGGATGAATTAAAGGTAAAAGTATCTGGATAGAAAAATTGATCTGGTCGCATAATAGTCCCTTTTGTGTTTTGTGGATATCTCCATTAATTAGACTATTACTTTATCTCTTTTCCCAAATACATACATTCAAAATTAAGAGCATTATCACAGATAATTTCGAAGCGATATTGCAATGCCTACCCATGACCTGTATTCAACGAAACGTATCAGAGGAATACCTTGTTCGTTATCTACATGACGATAAAAATATACATCAATTTTGATTATCAATGATTCTGATATCAGACTTATCCCTATTACATTGAGCCAACGCGGATAACAAACTTACATTCAAATCAAGACTTGCACCATACGTCAGTGGGTTGGGTATAAACGGTACAGGTGTATCAGAAGTCAAGCTGGCTGGCAGTGGTACCGCCGGAGTGTTCACGTAAACTGTCCGCGTACTTCCGCAACCGGTCAGCAGCGGCAGCAGGCACAGGACGTGAAGCACAATCATCATCCGCAACAGCCACTTTGATATCTTCCTGGGTTTTCTGTGACTCCAGTGCAATCTGCTGTTTTGCATGCTGGTTAGCCTCTATAACTGTATTGATGATTTGCAGTGATTGCAGAACGTTACGGGTAATGGCAGTTGCTGATTCAGCATTTCGTATAGCCTCATCAGCACGCTCCTTTTCGTGCAGATATTTGCTGTAGTAATGCCCGGCAGACCAGATGAAGGAACCAATGACGGTAACAAAGAAGGCAACAATAACCAGCTTATATCTCAGCTTCATTTACCACCCCACCAGCCTCTTTAAACCGGGAAATCAGGTCGCCAATTTTATGTTCATACTGACCGTAACCTGCACCAGGTAAAGACGCCCAGATATTGCTGCAACGGTCGATTGCCTGACGAATATTGCCGCGATCAATCATCGGTAAAGCGCCACGCTCTTTAATCTGCTGTAATGCCACTGAGTCCTGGCTTCTGGGAGAGAAGTCTTTCAGCCCAAGCTGCTTGCGGTAAGCATCCCACCAACGTGAAAGAAGTTGATAACGGCCTGCAGCTGTTGATTTGAGTTTCGGGTTTAGCGTGACAAGTTTGCGAGGGTGATCGGAGTAATCAGTGAAGAGTTCGCCACCGACAATAACGTCATAACCGTGGTTACGTGTCGGTTGTCGCCCGTTATCCGTTCCTTCTGACCATGCCACCATATCCAGGAAAGCTTTACGCTGGGAATTTAGTACCTGCATAAATTACTCCTTAGAGCCACCAAACTTATTACCGATTACTCTCATTGCAGCCCCACGAATAGCATCGACCCCGATCAGCCCAACGCCGCCACCAATGGCAACAGAAAGAGATTTAGGCCATCCGACATACTCAAGAGCGGATGCAAAAGTCAGCGTCAGAGCACCACAGAGCAAAATCTCGAGCGTTTTTCGTTTCCAGCCACCACCACCGCCAAAATAGGCAATGCGCAAGCCAGCCATAACGATCGACATAATCACTGCGCCCAGCGGTGTGTCTCCACGCCACCAGCTCTGGACCAACTCCAGCCAGGTATTTGGGTTATGAGGCATTTGTAGTTATCTCTCACCTCGCTGATACAGCAGGTGCAAATTGAGGGAACATCATGTACCGCAAATCAGAAGCGGAAACATCAAAGAAGCCGAACCGATGGAGAACTGCGGAATAGGCCAGGACCAACGAATCCCCAGCCACAGAAACGACAAAACCCGCTCGACGGCGGGTTTAAGCTGTGTGGCGAAGTAACCACTCTTAACAGATTACAATGTTTTTTGCGGACCGCGCTAATGATTTCCTCTTTTTTTTGTTGTATTTTTCACACGGTTGCTAAAATTATTTCGGATCGATAATGAGTACAGAAAATAAGAATAAAACCAGGCGAGTGAGAGTTGGTTTTTTCACTGGTAATGGAAGCAAAAAAGATGGCACATCTGCTGCAAAACTAGCCTTTGAGCAAATGACCACAGCAGATACTGTAACTTTTCCAATAACTTACACAACAGACACCCCAAATCGAGGGTTAAAGTTAGTTATTCTTCAAAAAGATACCACACTGCAATGTTACTTTGGTTACGTATCGTGGAGAAGGGAATGCCTACTACCGTTCATCGAGGATGCTACAGGTAGTGAGAGAACAATTCCTTTAAATGATAAAGATTCTGTAGTTGAAAGAACATATTTTATCTATTACTACGAAACGGACTTATTAGCTATGACCCTCAACCATATAGGGCCCAAAGTAAATGATCTGGCATTCATTTTGTATAACAAAACTGATTTAAAAAGCGTCACTTTTGAAGCCATTTGGAAACAAGAGAGCATGAAGGAACTGCTTGAGGACGGAAATATCCTACGTAGTTTCGATCTTATAGTTGCTGCTCCAAGAAACTTTAACAAAGCTAATTATAAGATTAAAAACCCTTTAGCTAATGAAATTATTGACATGGTTGTTGGTATGGGCGGGTCGCATCTAAGATTAAATATGCGAGGTCGGATTCGCCCGAAAAAACAAGGGTTTAACTATCTAAAAACTTCTGTCACCGATGCTATTAAGGAACTACTTGAACTTTTTCCAAAAGGTTCTGGAGGTCTAAAAATTAAAAAAATTGATGTAACAGAGCCATCCAATAGAACGCCCAAAAGTCTACTTGACCAAGTATTGGTCAGTACAAAGACAATCATTGTCAAAAGCGGTTATCCATCCGATTCTGATATCAGAACGGCGATGATATCTGCTAAAATTGATAACGCGAACTATCTTGCACAGTATGAGCTCGCTAGCAGAGACTAATAACCAAGCATGGAGGACACAATGAGAGAATTAGCCACTTTTCTCTGGAAATGCGTCCTCTGGATTCTGTTGACCTATGCAGCGACAAAACTGTTTAAACCGATGAAGCATGCTGACGTACTCACAACAGCGGGGGTGCTCTCGACTATATCAGGCATCCTGTTTGGTTTTGTTCTGGCTGCAATATCTATATTTAGTAGTGCAAACAGCGATAAGGAAGGAGCAATTAATGCCCTTAAGCAAAACAACGTGTTACCAACTCTGGTAAATAGATTACTTTCAACAGGGTTAACTCTCATCGTCGCATGTATATTTCCATTGATAGCGATGTTTCTACCTGATGATGTTATTGTTGCGGGCAAACCTATTGATTTCCTATTCATACTGTTAGGCTTATCCTCCCTTATAATTTCGCTATATACCTTCGGAAGGTGTTGGTTAGTGTTACGAAAAATCTTCCCCCACTTGTGACAGGTTGGCCTCATATGGGGCCAACCTGTGCAACCCTAAGCGTCCATTTCAAGGTTAACATCCAACATTGAAAGGCAACCATCAATAAATCCTTCGGCTAGTTGTATTTCTATGCGTACCAATTTTTCATCCTTTCCACGCACCTTTGCAATCTTACGCTTGGATATTCTGTATAAATAATGTGCCACAAGCAGCGAGTGCTCATCTGGCTTTTTTTGCTTTAGACGAGCAAGACAACCTTCAATAATTAATGCATCACTATCTGAACAAGCCTGACGTGTTTTGCTTGTGTAGGGAAGAAGCCCCTTAAACCCAGCAGCTATAGGCGAATAGTCTACTCCAGAACTATCACTCGCCGCCCATGCTCCCCAACGCTCCAGAACCATCTGAATATCACGCATCAACTTTCTCCACCAAATCAGGCCAACACACCAATCGCCAGCGCGCGATCGATAAAACGAAATATCAGCTCCAGTTGGGAGCCATACTTCTCTTCAAATGCCACGGTATCCGCATGCAGCTCGTCGTGATGCTTTCTGCACAAAGGCAACACAAAGAGGTCATGCGCTTTTGTACCCATTCCACCCTGACCGTGACCTATCAGGTGGTGGGGATCATCAGCAGGCTTTCCACAACATGCACACGGCTGTGTCTTAACCCAGCGCGTGTACTTTTCATTAACCCAGCGGCGGCGTTTTGGGCGTAACATAAAAGACTCCGGCGACTCCGGATCCACTTTCAGCGCCAGCACCTTTTTCGCTTTATCCTGGATAATGCTGGTGGCAGGAACCGAAGGTACAAGGTCACTTTCCCGGGTGACCGCCTGCACAACAGGCTTCGGTAATCTCAGTGCCTTACGGGCTGCGCTTTCCGGTAAGGCATCCGCCAGATCATTACGAACCAGCCACCAGCACAGTTCCGGCATTGTCACAACGTGACTGTCATCAAAACCAAGATCCCGACGCACAACAGACAACACCCAGCGGGCACAGTTATCCGTTGCCATTGATTCCAGCCGTTCCGTGAACTGATCGCGCAGCTGGTTATCGCAGTGCCAGCACAGACGGATTGCGCCCGGAGCGTGTCGCATTGTGGTCATGTTCTCGCTGTGCCAGTCGGAATGAGGCCACTGGCAGCCTTTTTCACGAAGTAACCAGCTTTCAAGACATTCCACGCCACCAGCACGACGGATCACTGCCTCATTGCGGAACACGGCCCGAACGGCAGGATCATCCGCCAGCGGTTGTGATGCCGCCGGAACGGCACCACTGGCGAAAGATGAATAACGTTCCGGCTCAGGCTCCAGCAGGACACGCCCCTGCATAAACAGGGGCATCAGCTCTGAACCTGGTCTGAACAAAACGATCCCCATACGCGGGGCAATTTCAGGGGTCAGTAGTGCTCTCACGGTCACCTCAATGAACGGTATCGAGCAGCTTTAACAGCTCAGGGAATCGGGACTCGAAGAAATGCGGCTGCGTCTCGCGCGGATTTGCGGGACTGGTGATGTTCTTGCCGAACATGCAGCCTTTCGCTGTCAGCGACCAGAATTTTTTGATGTTGTTAATCGCGGTACGGCTGTATCGTTCGCGCTGCTCGACGATCCCCAGCTTCACCATCTGGTGATATGCCTGATTAGCCGTCAGGCGGATACCATACTGTTTCAGCAGTGCACTCAGTGACAGTGTCGGGCGACTTGAGCCATCGTGTGCATCAGCAGGAGCATCAATGGCATAGCGCGGTGCCAGATTCGGTAAGCCAACAGCCTCCTGAAGCTTCTGACAGGCTCCAAGCACTGATGAGTTAGACAGGTTTAATTCCCGGCGCATAAAGTCCAGCAGGATCACGCCAGCCTGCATCTTGTCAGCAGCCTGCCCGGATAATTTTTCAGGTGTGCTGGTTACCATATCGAAAGTACGGATCACCTTCAGATGGAATGACGGGCTGATCCACATTGCATAGGCATACACCAGTTCTTTGCAGACATACGTCCCCTGGTTATTTCCGCCACGAATAACGTTAACTGGCTCTATATTGACCGAGTTGCAAATTTGCAACTCGCTTATTAAACGTTCAGTTTGCTCATTGCGGAGCCAGAATGCAGGCTTATGCTTATCCAGAGAACCGGCAGCCCTGTGCAGATCGTTCAGGCTGTAACGCCCATAAGCATCACGACGAACTTCAATACCATCAATAACCATCAGATTATTCATACTTCGTTTCTCCTCTTAATCAGGCGGCTGCACCCGCCGGTTTCTCGTACTTACTGATAGTGATCTCGACCTTCCCTTCCGGGATAACCGGTCCCCACTCCACCAGCATTCTTTTCACCTGACTGTCGTCTTCCCACACACCCGCGTGGGTCAGGGCGTCAAACAGCGCCTTGTTATAGTTGTCCAGATCGCGGATCCGGTTACAGGGCGATGATTTTTTTCCAGAGCCACTGTGCGCAGGTCAAATCATCCTGCGTTCCCCACTGGCGCTTTTTAGGGCTGAATACAACCGCATCAGGATGGCGAGTTAAAAAATCCTGTTCATCCGTCTGCGTGTCCGGTTGCGAAGCGTCCGGACGAGAAGTTTTTTTATCTGACGGATCATGTTTTGATTTTACTGACGGATCCCCGCCAGATTCTGACGGGTGAAAACCCGCTTTTTTGCCAGATTTCGACGCATCAAATTTTGACGGGTCAGATTTTGATGCGTCAGATTTTGACGGGTCAGAATCTGACAGTTGAGAAAATGCCGCTGCCTGAAGCTTCGCAACGTTAAGCTGATAAACATTCGACGCATTGCGGTTACCCTGGCGACGCGCCTTACGCGTTAACCAGCCTTCTGCTTCCAGCCGTGCGATAGCCGTTCTGACGGTACTCATCCCCGCGCCAATCTGGCGGGCAATGGTTTCAATTGATGGCCAGCACACACCTTCGTCATTACTGAAATCAGCCAGGCGGGCCATAACTGCCACGCTGGATAATTTCATGCCTGATGCAGCGCAACCATCCCATACATAGCCGGTTAATTTAGTGCTCATGACCGACCTCTATTTCCCTGAATTTACGACGAAACTGTTCGAGCGGGCTGAAGCACTCATGCTCATAGCCTTCGCGGAGGTAGATAACCCGTTGTGTTTCCGGCTCCCAACGAATGACTCTGACGGGCACTCCGTAGTGATCTTTGAACCAGCGGTTAACTTGTCGCAAAGGACTGTCTCCTTCTGCCGGTTGAAATCCCCCACAGCCCACTCTGCAAAGCTGTGGGTTACAATTTCCCTGTCACCTGGTACATTCACTGCATAGCAATACTCCACCTTCGCTTTTCCACCCGGTACAGGAAGCGCAATCAGTTGCGAGCGACGGTAGTGTGTTGTTAAACTGTTCATGCGTTAGTTTCTCCACAGTCACGACACGCCACGGCGCCCGGAGCTGCACACTCGCGGGCGTCATTACTTTCTGAAATGCAAAAAATTTTGTAGACCAGTGCTGCATGCTCCTGCAGCTTCGAAATTGAGAGGTACAGCTCATCGTTAATTGCTGTCTTCTCATGCGGTTCCACTACACCGTCTTCAATTGCTGAACGAATCTGTTTTGAATAACTGCCGATCTGTTCAATGACTTCCAGCAGACGTTGGTTGATATCGGCGTTGTCCACATCCTCGACATCAGGAAGAGACACAAAGACGCCATTTGCAGACTGCGCCACAGCGTCAGCAATGAAGTGAGTTCCACCAGCACGTTGTAAAATCATTGCCCATCCCAGCGGGAAAATTTGATCGCCATCGGCACGAAGGCGATTAAATAATGCGTTCTCTGTTACATCCAGCCAGTCAGCTGCTTCAGCGTAACCCCCCGGCAACGCTGCGATAGTTTTTCTGACAGCTTTCACGTACCACTCAGGCTGTTTTTCTACTTTCCAGTGATGCTTACCCACGGTTCACCTCCTGTTCCTGTGGTTTAAACCCATTCTGGTTTTGGCTAGATTGAAAACGTGCCGGATAAAGAATCTGCATTTCGCTGACTTCACCCTTAAAAAAATTGGCTAAACGTTCTGCAAGCTCGATAGATGGAATCTGCTCCAGCCTCTCAATACGACTCAACGTCGCTGGATTGACTTGAACACCCGCAGCAACATGCTGCAAAGTGAAACCATGCGCCTTACGCACATTTCGTAATGGTGATTGCATACGCCCTCCAAATATTGCGCGTTATGCATGTTATTTCACGCAATTATTTTGCGCAAGTTGATTTGCTTATCACGCAATAAAGAAATGTAATAAACGCATGAACATAGGAAACCGAGTCAGACAACTTCGCCAAGCGAAGAACATGAAAATCGCCGATCTCGCTGAAGCAATAGGAGTAGATGCGGCGAACATCTCGCGCTTAGAAACGGGTAAGCAAAAACAATTTACCGAACAAACACTGAGTAATATTGCCAAGAGCTTAGGTGTTGATATTGCTGATCTCTTTACCTCTGCCCACAAAAGTAATACTGTATATAAAAACAGTAATGATGAGGATGTTGCGCAGGTGAAGGATGTGTTCCGTATTGAAATGCTGGATATCAGTGCCAGTGCGGGAAATGGCCTTATCCAGGGCGGTGATGTCATTGATGTGATTCATGCCATCGAATACAGAACTGATAATGCTGTATCAATGTTCGGCGGACGACCAGCCAATCACATCAAAGTTATCAACGTTCGTGGGGACAGTATGTGTCCAACCATTGAGCCAGGAGATCTCATCTTCGTTGATGTCAGCATCAATCAGTTTGATGGTGATGGTATATATGTCTTTGGTTTTGATGACAAAATATACGTTAAAAGACTTCAAATGATTCCTGACAAACTGCTGGTGATTTCTGATAACCAGATTTACCGTGAATGGGGAATTACTAGCGAAAACGAACACCGATTCATGGTCTTTGGAAAGGTCTTAATCAGTCAGTCGCAAACCCTTAAGAGACATAATTAACCTCAATATCCTTCCATCGGCCACCGAAAGGTGGCTTTTTATTACCTATCAATTTGCATATTCCGCAAATATCACTTGCATATCTCGCAATTTAATTTTATCTTTTGTTCCAGACCAACTACAGGATTACAACAAAATCTGGTTGCAACACGGTGCATGTGTCGTAAGCAGTCAGTAAATGTCAAAAACGAACAGGCAGGACGCCCACGAAGTAGCCGCCTGGGGCATATGAAGTCCAGGATGATTCGTTGAGTCATGTTGTGCCACTAGGCACTCATGTTAAAGCAGGTGTATGAAATGAAAGTCCAGATTTTAAACAATAACTGTGAAGTCGTTTGGTCATACGACATAGCCGCCCCTGTAGATCAGAGCGGCGATAGCTGGACCAATGGGAAACATCAGATTATGGCTGGAGTTGTGTTCTCTTTACGCCGTGCTTTGGAACAGGCTGAAGTATTTCCATCAGACCCTGAATGGAAATGGCCTTTTTCTATTTGTCCAAATTCGGAGAGTACATTTCAGAAAATTGGTCAGAAAGTCGCACTCGAAGAGCATCAGCCAACTGTTTCCTGATTTTTTCAGGTAACTCGTCGGCATCGCAGAAACAACAACGCTCGATCATGTTGAAAGCCGATTCGTAGAACTGTTTCTGCTGAGTGTCGCTGAGACAGGAAAAGAGCGACGTTACGATGATTTTATTAATGCATTATCAAGTTCTTTTTCATCAAAAGTCATTTGATTTTCCTTTTATGTATACGGGCTTAAAAGGATACCACCGAGCCTGAAGTGGTGAAAAGACAGGCACATAACAGCTAAGTATTTTCAACCAAAGAGAATCCTTAGCGTTGTGGTGAATGCGGCTCAGCGCACGCGGGTTAAGGTTGAGGCTGACAGTCGACCTTCTGTGGATACCCACCCGCCTGGTGTGCAACCTTCGCCAGGCACCGGGAGGCACCCGGCACCACAACTTTATGCTGTGTGTAGTCCTGGCGGTACCAGTTTGTACCCTTGCTTCCGGCTGGTACCGCTCTTTTTACAAAACAGAGAAGAGCATCACCGGACGACGGGCTCATAAACCAATCCATCCGGGCGGCTGCCACCGCAGGTGTTCTTCTCTGTTTTGTGGAGAAACTAATCGGCCTTGCAGGGTCGATATGATGAGGAGCAGCAAAATGGCTAGCGAACGCAGTACTGATGTGCAGGCATTTATCGGGGAGCTGGACGGCGGCGTATTTGAAACCAAAATCGGCGCAGTTCTCAGTGAAGTCGCTTCCGGTGTGATGAACACGAAAACCAAAGGTAAGGTCTCACTCAACCTGGAAATCGAACCATTTGATGAGAACCGTGTGAAAATCAAACACAAACTCTCATATGTTCGCCCGACTAACCGCGGGAAAATTTCCGAAGAAGACACCACCGAAACGCCGATGTATGTCAATCGCGGTGGTCGCCTGACTATTCTGCAGGAAGACCAGGGACAGTTACTGACTCTTGCCGGTGAACCTGACGGAAAACTCCGCGCAGCAGGTCATTAATATCGTTCTTAATTAACTGATTATTTATCTCATCACTGAATATCTTTATATAGTGAGGACTTATTATGTCTCAGAACTTAGACGCAACCGCAATTAATCAAATCCATGCCCTTATTTCTGCTCAGAGTGTTAATGAAATTATCAGTAAGATTGGTGCCGATGCTGTGGCATTGCCTGAGAATTTCCGCATTCATGATCTGGAAAAATTTAATTTAAATCGCTTCCGTTTCCGTGGTGCGCTTTCCACTGCCAGCATCGATGACTTTACCCGTTATTCTAAAGATCTTGCAGATGAAGGCACCCGCTGCTTTATCGATGCTGATAATATGCGTGCCGTCAGTGTGCTTAACCTGGGTACTATTGATGAACCAGGTCACGCAGATAACACCGCC